CCCTTCTGACCTTTTTCACCCTTTTCTACCTCACCCTTTTGACCCTTGGTTGAGTTATCTTCACCTTTTTGTCCTATTTCTCCTTTTTGCCCCTTATCTCCTATCTCACCCTTGACACCCTTTTCACCTGGTGCTCCTTTCTCACCTACACCTATTTCTCCTTTAGTTCCTTCATCACCTTTTACTCCTATTTCACCTTTCTGACCCTTAGCACCTTCTTCACCCTTCTGACCTTTCTCACCTACACCTACTTCTCCTTTTACACCTATTTCACCCTTCTGACCTACTTCACCTTTATCTCCAGTAACTCCCTTCTGACCTTTCTCACCTTTTGTACCATCACCATCAAGACCTTTTTGTCCTTCTTCTCCTTTCTGACCTTTAGTACCAATTCCTGCATCACCTTTTTCTCCTGCATCACCTTTTGCACCAGGAGTTCCATCATCACCATCATCACCACCTTCACCCTTTGCACCAGGATCAGGTATTCTTCTCCAAGCATATCCATCCCACTTCCAACTAGCAGAGCCGTAGGTATAAACTTGACCTACATACGGATTATCGGGAAAATCTATTGCCATAATTAATTAGGTTTCGTTGGCCAAGTTGGATTACTAGGATCTGCAGTGTTTGCTGGAAGATCTCTCAATGCTTGTCTATATGTAGCCCACTCTGTTTTCTTATCAGATGATAACTGATTATCATCCATTCTAGTCCAATCAGATTGGGTGAGAAATATATCTCTAGTTTCTCTAAGTGTTTTAAAAAGATCAGAATCAGTAGGTAGATTAGGATCAAAGAATCCAGCAGATACTGTATATTTCCATCCAGCATGTACATTACATTCTGATCCAGAAAAATATGTACTTGCTATACCAACAACAGTAGTTTCAGGTGGATGATTAAATTCATTTATTGGAACATTCTGAGGATATACACCCTGAAGTATTCCATCACTATCATTAACTATCGCACATCTTGAAGTAATACCAACAGCACTTTGAACCTTTTCAGCTTCTTTAGCAAATACTGCATCTTGAAACTCTTTAAACTGTATAAGAGTAGCCTTAGTTCCTTGTTCCTCTAATGAGGCAGTTTGGGAAGAAGTTAAAGACGCAAAAAACTCACTCAATTGATCAGCTTTTTGCTGCTGCCCTATTTCTACTGTTTGTGTGAGTCCTATTGCCATACTTTTTTTAAATATTTAGATTGATATTATAACACAAACACCATCACCACCAGGTTGAGAAGCAGTGCCATTCTGAGAACCAGTACCACCAGAACCAGGAGCACCTTTAGTAGTAAAGTTACTACCATGAGGTCCTCCCCAGAAGGATGGTCCACCAAAACCACGAAGATAACTAGCAGAGTGTCCTACTCCACCAAAAGCACCATTAGCTGCTACCCCTTGAGAAATAATACCACTGAAAGTACCTGCTGCAGTACCACCAAAACCACCACCATTAACAGTGTTATTACCTATTCCACCGCCACCGCCACCACAAGCCATGTTATAACCGTAATTAGGGTATATAAAACTATTACCACCGTTATTTCCATTACCACTACTAGTAGCAGCACCACCAGATCCTACTGTTATAGAAATTTGGGCAGGATTACCAATCATACCATGACCACCCATTTGAATAACTGTTCCACCTGATCCACCGCCACCGCCTCCTGCGTTTGTCCAACCTTCTCCACCTGATCCACCACCAGCAGTAAGAATCCATATAAAGAATGCATACCGATCAAGATCAGCTGTCCAAGTATGACTTCCAGGACCAAAAACCTCTCTCTTTGCATGATCATCAATAATAAATTCTGGTATCCAATCCCAAGCTCCTGTTGATCCACCAGAAGCAGCAGGTTCACCAAGAACACCTTCATTTTCAGGAACTGATGGAGTTTCATAAGAATATAACTTACCTGGAAACCATATACCCTTATCTTTAAATCTTTGTGCTACTCCAGCAGAACCATTATTAGGTGACCAAGTATCAGACCAAATTTCATGTTCATTACTACTGTTTATATAAAATTTTGATTTTGCCGTTCCACCGCTATTAAGAAATTCAAGTTTATGGTCACTATCATGATAATGTAACCTAGCAGCACCTCCAAGGTTTCCATTATTATTATATTGGATATCATGGTCACTACCACCTGCACCAGCAGTACCTCCCTCACCTGGCTGTCCTTTATCTCCTTCTTCACCTTTATCTCCTTCTTCACCTTTATCTCCATCTATACCTTTATCCCCATCACCACCTTCACCTGGTTGACCTTTATCTCCTTCTTGTCCTTTATCTCCATCTTCACCCTTATCCCCATCACCATCTTCACCTCTTTGACCTTTATCTCCTTCTTGACCCTTATCTCCATCTGCCCCTTTATCAGCATCTGCCCCTGATTGTCCTTTATCACCTTCTATACCTTTATCACCATCTAGACCCTTATCTCCCTGATTACCTTTATCTCCATCACCTGGTTGTCCTTTATCACCTTCTATACCTTTATCTCCCTGAGTACCTTTATCACCATCTAGACCCTTATCTCCAGAATTACCTTTCTGACCATCACCTGGTTGTCCTTTATCACCTTCTATACCTTTATCACCTTCACCACCTGGTTCTCCCTTCTGACCTTTTATATCTTCTCCTTTCTGCCCTTTTATAGAATCACCTTTCTGTCCTTTATCATTCTCTTCACCTTTTTGACCTTTCTCTGATACTCCTGGTTCACCCTTTACACCTTTTGCAAGAACATCACCATCATCACCCTTTTGTCCTTCATCACCTTTCTCCCCTTTAAACTCACCTTTCTCACCTTTATTACCTTTATCTCCTTTAGCCGCAGCAGTTCCTGGTGCTCCTTTTTCACCTACTCCTATTTCACCTTTTTGACCTTCTTCACCCTTTTGACCTTTTTGTCCTTTATTACCTTGTGCATCTACATTACCCTTCTGACCTTTTTGCCCTTCTTCACCTTTCTCACCTTTAATACCTTTTTGTAGTACATCACCTTTTATTCCTTTATCACCTTCTTCACCTTTCTGTCCTTTAAACTCACCTTTCTCACCTTTATCACCTTTATTACCTTGTGCTTCTACATCACCCTTAGAACCTTTATCTCCTACTTCACCTTTTTGTCCCTTTTCACCTTTATCACCTTTAGATGCGGAAGCACCATCTTCACCTTTCTGCCCTTTAGCATTCTGATCTCCTTTCTCACCTTTAGTGGAGTTATCATCACCTTTATTACCTTTATCACCACTTACACCTTTCTGTCCTTTCTGACCATCAGGTTCACCTTTATCACCTTTAGTACCGTCAAAACCTTTATCACCATCAAGACCTTTCTGTCCTAAATTACCTTTTTCTCCCTTTTGTCCTTTATCACCATCACCATCAAGACCTTTTTGCCCTTTAGTACCTTCTTCACCTTTTGGACCTGGAACAGTTGAATCATCACCCTGTTCACCTTTAATACCTTGAGATCCAGTTAATCCTTGACTACCCTTATCACCTTCATCACCTTTTTGTCCTTTAGGACCTGGATTAAGATTACCACCACCAGAGTTACATACAACCCACTGACCACTAGTACCATCAGCGTACCATATCATCAATTCTCCAGTATCATCCTCCCACCATAATTCACCATGAAATGGATTAGATGGTGGATTAGACGCAATAGTAACTGGAGTAACTCTAACTGTTGCCCTATTTTGATTAGGTAAAGCAGTCGCTGTTACGGGTGCTCCTCTAAAATCTATCTCACTAATATGAGCAGCAGTTCCTACAAGAACTCCTTCATCGTAAATACTTAACGCACCAGGAGTTGTACCTCCACCAATTGGAACCCAAAATCTTTCTCCAGGAAAACCAGGAACAGATACTATTTGATATTGATTTCCAATAGGAGTTGGTTTATTATAATCACCAGAATATACTGCTTTATATGCAGTCTGCCCAAACCATTGATGAGTTGAAGTATCGCTTATTGCACCACCAGCATTAGCATTAATAGTAACTGTAGTTGCAGTTACAGCACTAATACCAACAACAGTATTATAAAGATAATCAGCACCAGTATCTGTATTAGCACCAAATTCTCTGGGATATGACTTCTCAGTTGTAAAATTATCTCCGTTGTAATCACATTTAAATGTAAGTGCAGCACCTACAACCCCAAGAGTATTACCTACAGTTAATCCATGACCAGAACCAAGAGTTAATTCTAAATCTCCAGAAACTGGATCATAAGTTGCATCAGTAACATCATGATAGGTCATCTCAACAGGATCACCTAAGTTAGGTTCTGCCTGTTCTACATTAAGATACTTATACCTATCTTCTTTTAATTGATCTTGTGGAGTTCTCTTAACCCTTCCACTAATATATTTGTTTAAACTAGACATTACTATTCTCTAGAATACTTGCAATGAATTCCATTTGTAATGGAGCGACCATACCACCTGCATTTGTTGCTCCTACTTGAACCCTAATAGATTCATTAAAACCAGCAACTGCAAGTGTCATACTAGTACCAGATACTGGATCAGTAGATCTTGGGTAAGAATGTTCACTAAAATTACCATCCATAGTGCAAGTAAATACCAGAGAATTATCTGCTATTTTAATAGTATTTCCATTGACAAGACTATTAGCACCAATAGTTAAAACAAGTTCACCTGATGTAGGATTATAATCAGCATTCCATACACTAAATTTATCTCCAGCAGAATGACTACTACCAGTTCCATCAACAACCTCAACACATAATGGTGTTGCACGAACGAATGTATGAGGTGATGGTTGATAATTATGTATATTTCCTGTAGATCTTCCAACATCTAGAGAAAATGTAGTGGAAGTTGGAACAGTTTCTACAACATATGATTGTTGTGGATTAGGAAAAACATTTGTAGTTATTCCAGTATAACTATTCTTTATAGCATTAGGAGTTCCAAATTGAAATGTATGTGGAGTTGTATTTGTAGAAGGAATTGAATCAAGAACTTTTACAGTAACAGTACTGTTAGAAATAGCAAGAATAGGTAAAGCCTTGTTACTAGCAGGGTCTGTTGATCTTGGGTATGTATGATTACCACTACCATGAGTACAAGTAAATGTCAATCCATTATCAGCAATTGTTATAGATTGTCCAACTTGCAATTTATGACCACTACCAACATCAATTACTAAAAGACCATCATTAGGATTATATGTTGTATTACTACCAGCAGTATAAGTAGCACCACAAGTAAAGTATAATCCACCCAAAGTAATTTTCTCAGTTGGACTAAATCCGTGGTCACCCATTGTTGTTACGGTAACAATTCCCGTTGGTTCATCATAATCAGCACCAGAAACAGTAGTAACACCAATCTGATTACCTCTAATGAATACTTTATCAAGTACTAAAGGAGTTTTTTCTAATACTATTCTACCATCAACCAATATTAATCCATCATTTGGTGGAATCTCAGCGTCTTGAACTACTTTAATATCCCTTGTATTTCCTGTACTTCTAGATTCTCTTCTCTGCCAAAATGTAACTGTAGGATAAGTAACACCTATAGCAACATTAGCAACTTGAGCATACAATAATAAAGATGAAGTTCCTGTAGGAACTTCATAAAGTTCTTGTGCTCCAGGTGCTACAGGAACAGCAATATTTACAAATTTATTTACTGGTGCTATCGCCATACTATCTTAACGCTAATATAAGTGGTGTTAATTGTGCTTGTATTGCTCTATTGAAATCCCTTCCTCTTATTGTAGAGGTTGTTTGATCAATTGTCAAACCATCACCAATTCTGAAATTACCTTTTTGATCCGTACTTGTGAAAGGAACTTGACCACCATTAATGGCAACAACTTCATTTTCTGGTATCGGTTTTCCACCTTGGAACGGGTTAGCTGTATTTATATTCGTACCTGCACCTACGTATTCAAATGAATGTGAACTGGTTATAATCCTACTCATCCTAACCAATTCCATTTTTGTTCCTGCCTCAACAGGATATGGAATAAATTCATTAAATGTAACTGTAGTTATTCCAGCATAAATTCCAGTATCAGCATTTGTTGTTGCTGAATCAACAGTATATAAAATTGGATCCATATTTGCTGTTACTTGTCCAGAACCAGCACCAGAAATACTAAGTACAATATTTTGTGTCGGTAAGAAATTTCTACCAGCATTAATTACATCAACAGAAGTAATGGTTCCTGCAGCACTTACATTAGGAGAAAATTCTGCAAGAATTGATTCTGGACCTTCTGGTATAGTAGCGGTAATAATTGGAGGAGCACCAGCATTATAATCACCAGGATTACCACCATCTACAACAGTTACAGATCTTATGAACTGCATAGGTTCAGATATTTGTGCTGTTGAAGGTGTATCATTATAATCACTCATATTCAAATGGAAGTATGCTGCCTGTCCATCAAAAGGTGTTCTAAATTGTCTAGGATTATTGAAATCTCTAGTATTATTTAAAACAACAAAATCAGATTCTCCATCAATATCAAAACTTAGATCTCCATCAAACTCAACAACTCCTGTACCATCAGCAACTAGTCCAAAAGTACCAAATGAAGAGTTAGAGTTTGTTAAATCACATTGCCCACCAGATGTACATCCAATAGCAATTTTACATCCAATAGTGAAAATAGAAACTAACTGTGCATAAGCATTATTAGATATCGATACTCCAATACCTGCTTCATTATATTGAGTGAAAGCATCACAAACCATACTCTTTAAATCTTGTCCAAGATCATTTGTTCCAGTATAAGCAGCATCAGCATGATGTCCATTGATTCTCATACCAATACTACCAGTCATAAAATTAGTACAGTTTCTAACATAAGGTGATCTCCATCTACCACCTGATCCTTCATTAGCAGGTCCAGCAACAGTGTATCCAGTTACAGCACCATAAGATACTCCAGCATCAATATAAGTTTGTGTTGGTGGAAAAGCAACCGCAGCACAATCTTGATGATTTGTAACTATAGTTGCACCAGCAAAGTTAAGATTCTCAATTAAACATCCTCTTCTAACATGAAATACATCCTTATTAATATTATTAGGAACAATAGTTACCAATCTAATGTCCTCTCCAGTAATCGTAATATTATCCCTTAATCCAATTGGATTATTTTCATTATAAACACCAGAACGAACTTTAATTGTATCACCTTCTTGTGCTATCGCTGCTGCTGCACCAATAGTTCTTTTTGCATCACCTTCTAAAAATCCACTATTACCATCATCACCATCTCTTGTAACATAAATTATATTCTCTGTTTCTACTCCAGCTGGTCTCCACTTAACACCACTATTAGTAGATGATAATCTATAATCATTCTGAGCTCTGGATGCATCAAAACCAACATCATTTTCATAATCAATTATTTGGTTCTCTAATTCTAAAGTTCCAATAAGTTTTGTATTACTACCTACATTTAAATTCTTCTCAATTCCTACACCACCTTCAACAATCAATGCACCACTATCTTTAGTTACTGATTGTGTAGTTCCAAAAATATGCTCATCACCACATACATTTAAATCTCCAGCAACACCAAGTCCACCACCAATTACTACAGCACCCGTAGTACAATCAGTAGATGGTTCTGTAGAACTAACTCTAAGAGTTCCTGATAGGTCTTGATTTCCACAAACATTTAAATTTCTAGCAACACCAAGTCCACCATATACAACTAAAGCACCAGTACTACAAGAAACAGATTCTGTAGAATCTTCTATTATCGTTTTTCCACCAATATTCAATCTCTTAGCGATACCAACACCACCATCTATCTGAACTGCTCCAGTGGTTGAGAAAGTTGAATCAGTAGTATCATTAAATGTAGATACTCCATCAACATCTAATTTAGCATTTAAATTAGTATCACCATCTACTTCTAACTGAGCATCAAATTTAACATTATCAGTTACATGAAGTTCTCCAGTTACATCTAATTCTACTGCTGGATTGTTATTAAGAATACCAACCTTAGTCATCCTATAGATTGGAGAATCATTCTGAATATTAGTATGACCCCATAAATCCCTTGATTGTATTCTTGCAACTGCAGTAGGATTATTTGGATCTGGTATTGGTATTATAGTATCTGTACCAAGTCCTAAACTATTTTGTTGTGTAAAATTCAACCACTGGAATAATTGTGCAGTTCCACCTGTAGGTAAAGTTACATGCTCATCCTGAACATACATTCCATCCAAAGATACAGGAGATGCTTCAACCCATCTAATTCCATTACCATCTCTTGTTAAATAAGATCCATTTACACCTGGAGAATCAGCAGAGTCAACAATATTTCTATCAATCTTAACTGATCCTTCTACATTTAATGCTAATTTACCTTCAACAGTCTCAACAGCTCCTGGATATCCAGGTACTTCACCAGGAAATGTGCTACCAATTCCTACTCGACCATCATCTGTAACTGTAAATATATCATCTTCAGCGTTAACTTGAAGTCTACCAAAAGGTGTAACACTTCCAATACCTAAATTAATTTTATCAGCAACTTTATTGAATGTAACAGAATTTTCTTTACTACCAACCTGCAATAAATCTGCAGGTAAAGTAGTCCCAATACCAACTCTACACGGGTTAGTAAGAACATGTAAACATTCAACACCAACTTGGAATTTACTACCTGGTACGGTAGTTCCAATACCAACTAAACCTTCCTCAGTAACAACAAAAGAAGTATTTGCAGCACCGACTTGGAATCTGGCATCAGGTTGTGTAGTTCCTATTCCAACCCGACCTGC